GAAGGCCTGGCGGCCCACCGACCTCTACACCGGTCAGTGGCGAGATAGCCTGCTGCTCGATCCGCGCATCAACATCGCAGTCCACGTCAATGAGTGCGTGTATCATCACAACCGTCGGGGGGCACGGGGCTACCGGCTGATGCAGACCGTGTTCTACCCGCGTGCCCCGCGTGATTGGGGCGGCGGGCGTATCTGGCGGGCGCACAAGACCCATGAGCGGGTAATCCAACGGGCGTATGCTGACGGGAGGCTATGACGATGACCAGGGGAGCAGAGCGGTTTCAACAGTGGCTGGAGGGGAGATGACATGCGATTGCTGCAACGGATATGCCGACTGTTTTACCGTCCGCCGAAGGAGGGCGATGACTATGAGTGATGTGTGGTGGAGACAGTGGGAGCTGCGTAGCAAATTGTGCTTGACAGGATGCCCCCCAGGGGTATAATGTCCGCAGCACGCGCCGTGTGCAAATCATGCCCTGCGCCAAGCCGCCAACGCGCCGCATTAGCATGGCAATACGTGGCAGACCTGCAGCCCCAGGAGGCCGCCCATGCCGCCGGCTAAGCAGCCGAAGCGCAAACCAGGACGCCCCACCAAACTCACGCCTGCGCTGCAGGAGGCGCTGTGCAAGTGGCTCGCGTCAGGCTGCTACATCGAAACTGCCTGCCAGTTGGTGAATATCAGCGATGATACCTACCGTGCCTGGAGGCAACGCGGCGAAAACGGTGAAGAGCCGTATGTCGGGTTTCTCGCGGCCACAAAAGAGGCAGAGGCCAAGGCAGAGGCCCGCGCTATCGCACTGGTGCAGGCGGCCATGCCGGAAGACTGGCGAGCGGCTATGACGTGGCTAGAGCGCAAGTTCCCGCAACGCTGGGCGCGGATGGAGAAGCAGCAGCACGAGCATAGCGGCAACGTCTCCCACAAGTTCACGCTGGAGATAGTGGATGGCGACGCTGACGAAGCCGAGACAACCTAACCACACGGCGCAGTGCTCACGCCAGCAGGCCGAGTTCGTCCAATCGGACGCGCCAAACGTGGTTTTCCAGGCGGGTGCAGGCGCAGGCAAAACGTGGGCGGGCGTCTGCAAGGCGCTGCTCAATGCGCGGCGTTCACCCGGTTCGCGTGGCATGTTTGTCGCACCGTCATTTCCGCAACTACAACAGGCGGTCATGCCGCACCTGCTGACGCTGGGTGGCGACATGGGGCTGCTGACGCTCTGGGACTGGCAGAAACAACAGAACCGCATTGTCCTGCCGAACGGATCCGAGTTCTGGCTGCGCTCCGCCGACAATCCTGCCGCACTGCTCGGTGCTGATCTGGCATGGTGTGTCGGCGACGAGGTCGGCCTGTGGAAAAAACAGGCATACGACTATCTCATGGGCCGGTTGCGACAGCCCGGCTACCCGCACCAGGCCGCGTTCACGTTCACGCCGAAGGGCCGCAACTGGTGCCATGAGACTCTCGGCATAGAGCGGACAGGTCTGCAGATAATCCGCGCATCCACGTTCACAAATCCATTCCTCGAAACCGATTACCACGACCGCCTGCGCCGCGAGTATGGCGAGGGTACTCAGCTGTGGCAGCAGGAGGTGCTCGGCGAGTATGTCGCGTGGGAGGGGCTGGTCTACCCGCAGTTCGGCGTGGATAGCCACGTCACTGACGCGCCGCGTCCTGCGGAGATAGTCACCTGCATCGGCGCCGCCGACTGGGGCTGGACTAACCCGGGCGTGCTGCTGGTGCTGGGCCTGACCGCCGATGACAAGGTACACGTACTGGTGGAGGTCTACCAGCGCGAGCAGCCTATCGAGTGGTGGGCGGCAGAGGCACAGCGCCTCACCACTATGCATGGCGTGCGCGAATGGCATTGTGACCCTTCAGAACCCGCGAATATCCGCGCCTTTTCGGTGGCCGGTGTGAACGCTGTTCCCGCGCACAATAGCGTGTTGCCTGGCCTGCAGGCCGTGGGCGGGCGCATCGCCAACCGGACGCTGCTGTTCGCGCCGGAGTGTGTGGAGAGCGTCCGTGAGATACAGTCCTACTGCTGGAAGTCCCGTGCCGACGGTACGGTGCGGGCCGACGAGCCGGAGAAGCTCAACGACCATGCGATGGACGCGCTGCGCTACGGTGTAATGGGTTTGACTGCACCCCGTGACCATGAACAGATTACGTATTACGACATGCAGGACATCATACCCGACTGGCATGACGACCAGCTAGGAGCCGCGCGATTATGAGATGGCCTTGGCAGCAGACAGAGACGCAACGCGCCGAAGCCGCCGCGCAGGAGGCCTGGGCACGTGTCGCCGAGGCCACTGCCAGCAACGTTGAGCGTCAGTTAGCCGAGGAGGATGTGGGCTGGACTAAACTGACTGATGTCGAGACTGGCTATGATCTGACTACGCAGGCGCTGGCGAATATCCGCCAGCGGTGTCGGCAGATGTGGCGCATAGACAGCACGGTCGGCGCGGCAGATATGCTACTGGCATCGGGCACGTTCGGTCAGGGTATCTCCACCCCTAATGCGCCGGATGTATCGGTGCAGAACATTCTCAGTGAGCACTGGGACGACGAGGATAACCAATTGGCGCTCTACTCGCACGCTGCAATGCTGCGGACTAACTCGCTGTTGATGACTGACGGCGAGCGGTTTCTGACGCTGCACACCAGCGCGTCGGACTGGCGCATGAAGATCGGCGAGATTGAGCCGGAGCAGATAGTGCAGGTCGTCAGTGCGCCGAACAACAAACTGCGCGTCGCCGCGTATGCGCGCCGGCACCGGCAGGCACAGTATGACCCGCAGACGGCCAGCTATCGCAGTGCCACAGGTGAGCAGCGCCTGACGCATTACATGGACTGGCGCATTGCGCAGATGATAGCCGCAGGCCCTGGCGGCGCAGGTTACGATGCTGAGTTGGTCGAGTGGGTGCGCGCATTGCCGAACCTGCAGGAGGACGTGAGCATCTACCACGTGCGAGCGCCGGGGTTGGGCACGCGTGGTATGCCGGAGATTTACCGTGCCTACGATTGGCTGCGTGCGTCGAGCCAGGCGCTATCGGCGCTAGTGACGTGGACGCGGGCGCAGGCGGCTATTGCGTGGCAGCAGCGGCGCACCATCACAACTGCGGCGCAACTGGCCCGCGCAGCGTCTGCGGTACAGAGTACCGGTGGGGTGGCTGGCGTGCAGATACACAACGACGGCATGGAGATGAAACCGGTAGACGTGAGCACCGGCGGCGCGCAGAACCTGCAGGCTGCAGTGCGCCAGACGCTGTTGCCAGGCATCCGGCCATTCGGTTTCGGCGAACATTACTATGGCGACGCCAGCAGCGGCAAATACACAACTGCTGCCAACATGGAGCTACCGGCCATTTGGCGTATCAATGCGCGTCAGACGCTGTTTCGGGCGGTACTGGTGGACATAGTGACGATGGCGTTGAGGCGGGCGCAGCGGTTCCGGCAGATACCATCGGCATCGGATTTGTATTTTGACCTGGACTTCCCGGCGTCGGAGCCATCCACGCCGCAGACAGTCCACCTCGGCATCATGGCGCTGGTGCAGGGCCTGCAGGCGGGGCTGTTGGAGCCGCGTGAGGCAGCATATCATGCGTATCTGCTGCTGGGTACCAACGACATTGACCGTGTGCTGGACGAGCAGTTCGGCGTTGAGGGCACTGCGCCGCCTGTCATCGCGTCGGTAGCCGAGGCATTGCGCCAGGATACGGCGGCAGACCGGCTGGCGCGCCGGTTCCAGCGCGAGTTGCAGGCGCGCGTAATCACGCCGTGGCATGAGCGTGTACGGGCGTGGCTGCTGACGCAGGGCGAGACAATCCCAGAGCCGGCCATACTGGCCTCACAGGTGAGTATGCTGCAGCCGGATGGTCGGCTGATGCTGGAGATCATCGAGCGCTACAGTGTGGCGGCGGCGAATCTAGGCGGGCAGCAGGCTATCAACCGCCTGCAGCGGGCACTGCAACGGGCGGCAGTGCGCGAGGCGCCAGCACAGTTTGTGCTCGCCGATCCTACACTCCGGCGGGCGCTCAAACAACGCGGCGAGCAGATCACGGGCGAGGTCACGCAATCCATGCTCGACGACCTGCACACCGTGCTGCAGATGCAGTACTACGATGAGGGTCTGGCCCCTGTGGCGGTGGCGCGTGACCTCGACAGCATATTCCCACCGACGTATGCCGCCCGCGCCGAGACAATTGCGCGGACTGAGACGCTCATAGCGCAAATGGAGACACTGCATGAAACGTATCGGCGCAATGGCGTGCGGCAGAAACAGTGGGCCGCGTTCATCGACGACAAAACGCGCGACAGTCATGCTGATGCAAATGGGCAGGTGCGCGATTTTGACGAGCCGTTTGACGTCGGCGGTGTGCTGCTGATGCACCCGGGTGACCCATCCGGCCCAGCCGCAGAGATTATCAACTGTCGGTGCGATGAGTTGCCGGTGATAGACGGCGATGAGACTGTGACCTGGCTCGGAGGCGATGCGTAATGAAACGCGAGAAGCGGGTTAGCGAGTATCTGACGGCAGAGGTGTTGGAGCCGCTAGGCGACGGGGATTTCCGCGTCGAGTTCCTGCGGCACGGCATGACGGTGATGCGGGACAACTACTATCCCGAGGCCACACTCCGGGCTGCGGCTGATGCAGGCGTATTCGACGGGTGCAAGATGTACGTGAATCATGCGTCGGCTGACGATGATGCGCGCGGCCATCGCGACCTGGGTGACTGGGCGGGGATACTCAAGGAGGGCACGGTCCGCTATAACGGCAACGCATTGGAGGCGGTCGCGCACGTACACCAGCCGACCATGCTGACGATACTGCAGGATGCTGCGGCAGCGCGTGCCGTCGGCATCAGTCATGATAGCTATGTGCGCTACACGCCGAAAACCATCGACGGCCAGCAGGTCGACGTCATAGATGAGATTACTCAGTGCAATAGCGTTGATTTCGTGCCGGAGGGTAATGCGTGGGGGCGCGTGCTCGAGGCACAGAGAGTGAGGGACGACATGTTTGCAACCATCACCGTGGAGCAGTTGGAGGCAGAGCGCCCTGACCTGGTCGAGGCATTGACAGCACGGGCGCTGGAGGCAGCCGTAGCCGCAGAGCAGCAGCCAGACGATAATACCACCGACAACGAGGAGGTTGACGCCATGAGTGATGACACCCGGGCGCAACTGGAGACGATGCAGGAGCAGGTCGCTGCGCTCACTGCAGAGCGTGACGACCTGAAGGACCGATTGGAGCGCGAGGACGCAGAACGCGCCACACTGGCCGCAGTGCAACAGGCCGTAACCACCGCAGGCCTGGCCGACTATGAGGCGGCCCGCGTCATGGAGCGTTTCCGCGGGCAGATAGTAGCAGATGCAGACCGTGAGCATCGTATCGCCGAGGCCATCGCCGCAGAGCAGCAGCACACCGCCGCGGTGCTATCCGCCGCAGGCGTGCAGACGCGCGTCACCGAGGCAGGCCGCAGCGAGCAGAATACGACTGATGGCTACGAGGCGGCACATCGCGCCTGGTGCGAAAAGCACGGCGTAGAGTACCGCCCACTGAAGGGGAGTGAGTAACTACGCCATACATCGAAGGCATCGTTGAAGCCGACAAGGCGCAGGCACTCAGTGAGGGTGGCGGCAATCACATCACCATCACCGCTGACGACCTGCATGGCGACGACATCGAGGACATCACGTCCGGCGACCTGGTAGTGTTGGACACGGGACTGGCCGGTGTGGCGCTCATCGACTACGACGAGGACAACGAGTGGGTCGTCATCGACATCACCGGCGGGCACTATCTGCCGGTTGTGGCGACTGCTATCGCCATCGGCGAGCGCATTTACTACGACGAGACCAACGAGATTCTCCACACTGACGGCGCGGAGGAAACCTACAACGCTGACGTGTGTATCGGTTTCGCGCTGGAGCGGGCGGCGGGCAGTAGCCCGCTGACTGTGCGCGTGAAACTACAGCCATTCGGGGAGAGTGAATAACATGACTGGCATCCGCGAAGTTCCTGCTGTTGACAACAACGAGCGGCTGCGTGACGTAATCGAACTCGGCCGGTTTGCCGAGGCCGTGCGGTCGGGGCGTGTGAGCGAGGTCATGACGACCTCTGATTTCGCACACCTGGCCGACCTGGTTGACCGCGGAGTGAAGGCGGGCTACCTGAACGAGGAGGTGCCGCTGAGTTATCCGACGCTGGGATGGCGGCGCGACTCGCAGGATTTCCGCACGGCCCGCGACTACGAGATCAACGCAGCCAAGGAGGTGCCGCGGGTCGCTGAGAAAGGCGAGTATCTGCCCCACGACCCGGCAATCAGCCAGCACGAGTTTACAATGAAAAAGTACGGCTGGCAGTGGGATTTGAGCTGGGAGGCGTGGCTGGGCGACCAGCGTGACCTCGGCCTGCTGGGCCAGTACCCGGTCTCGTGGGGAGTGTCCACGCGCTACACGCGCGAGCTGGTGTTCACCACCCAGTGGGCTGCGCACGCGACGTTCTTCACCGGCGCACAGGGCAACCTCATCGACGATGTGCTCGACGCCGACGGGTTGGCGGCGGGCATTGCGGCCATTCGCCAATTCACCGATCCGGCTGGTAACCTCAGCCCGTATATGGGGCCGCTGTATCTGGTGGTCCCGTCGGCGCTGGAGTTCACGGCCAAGCGCCTGGTGACATCGAGCGTCACTGTCGGCGGCGATGAGAATGTGCCCGCCAATAACCCGA